TACTACATTAGTAAAGTTTGCACGAGTTATCTCATCATTAAATTCAAAGAGTTGAGCATTTGCAACTGCCTCTAATGATTTTTCAACAGTTAAGAATAATCTCCTAACATTGATTCTATCAAATGCAGATGCAAAATTCAATCCAGTCTTATCACCAAAGAGAAGAATACCTACTCCTGACTGATTAATTATAGAGTTGATTCTTGACTCATAAAGAACATCTCTTTGAGATTTCTTGGGACTATATGCAAGTTTAATCGCATTATTTAATATTCCTCGTTGTTGACCCGCAGGAGAGAACCAAGGATACGCTTCAATTTCAGTTCTAACCATCAAACCTGCTACATCACCATTACATGGAACATAACGGAATTGGTTATTAAACCTATCATACATGTACTTATATCCACTATCAAATACTGCATAAGATGATGCACTTAGTGGTGCGAAGAATTGGACAACATTGTTTGTTTGATCCTCTCCTTGACTTACATTGACGACATCTGATCTATCTGGTGAAATAACAGCCAAACAATCTTTTCTAGCCTCTGCTATTGAAATGAGTTTATTCGCTTTTGCTTGAGACTCGTCTTTAGCAGTGCATCCAGGCCCCATAATCAAGTAATCAATGTCTACCTCATCTCTATTAGAGAAGAGATCATACGCATCAACTATACTTCCAAGTGTTGCCTTAAATTCAGTGCCACCAGAAGCAGCATAATCAACACCACCACCAAGAGGATATGTTACATTACCTATCGCACTAAAGATGACTCCTTGAGCATCTTGTCCCCATAAACCTCCAGCAACTCCAATCTTAGTGAATGAATCTGATTTAACACCTGAGTATGTAGTGAATCCTGTTGCTGTAGGTTCAGTCTGGAAGTAACTATCAGTAGCACTTGATACATTAAATCCAGAATATAAAAATTCTGATTCTTGTGCAATAAAGTCTTTGTAGAAAGTCCTTTCAGGTGCAGCAACATCGGATACTGTATCAGCTCCTTTAGAGATGAATAGATTCTTTTCAAGAATACTTCCTTGAATTCCTGTTACTGATCCGTCATCATCTACTACAACAACGTGCATTTGATCGTTTCTACCACTTCTATCATTGCTATATTTACTTGTAGTTGGTTTAGATGCAACTTGTTTCCAGAAGATAGTGGAATTAGTTAGATCCATTGTCTGATTATTATACCAATCAGAAACAGTGGTGACACCAGTGATTAAACTATTTCCTAATAAACCTGATCCATTGTCAGTATTAATACCAGAGGTATTAACAGCAAATAGTGTATTTCCTTTTGATATTGATGCTTGTGGATCAAACTGAGAATAATCGATTGGTGTTTCTGTAGCACCTGCACCTGTTGTTTGAACTCTTGATACAATCTTGACATCGATTGTGCTTTGTTCAGTTGTGCTGGTATTAGTGGCAACACCAGTAATAATACCTTTTACATAGCCGTTTTCACTAGCAGTTGTACCTATACCTGCTGTTGTTCCACTGTATGCCCAAGTAACACCTAGTCCAACCGAGAACCCAAAGTTTTTGAGGTCTACTGTAGAGAATCCAACAGTTTGATCTGCAAAATCATCAATGAAACATACTTTAAGATTATTTGCCCATGTGCCAGGATTCTTAGCAGCCCATGTCCATCCGCTTGTTATATCTGTGTAATTTCCTTGATAATCATCGAAGTTTTTAATCTTAATATTGCTGGTGGAAGCAATACCAACTCCTCCAATTGGAGCACCTGCGTTAGCATTGTTAAGAGTTGCACCGTCTGCTCTTGCAACCTTAAGAACACCACCGTATGAAAGAAAAGATGATGCACTCATCCAATACTCATACTGTCTATCAGTTGACAGTGGTTTTCCAAAAGTGTTGATTAGATCTGTTTCAGTAGTAACATCAATCGCTTCTTCAACAGGGCCAATTCTAAATGGCCCTGCGATTGCACCGACGTTTGATAATACGTTATCTGCTCTTCCTACAGTTAGGTCAACCTCCCTAACTATTACTCCAGGAGATAATTGAGGAGTCGCCATATTCTTCTCCGAAATACTCTGTTTTACCTAAAAATATTTATTGTTTTTGACATTTTCGATGGGGAAACATGCCGTGAACAATTACCAATCTGGGTAATTCCACTCTGTAAATGGATTTTCTTTTTGCCTATTTTTAACTATTCTTTGAATTGTACATATCTTACACTCATAGGAATAAGAGGACGCAACAGGGCCTCTATCTTTACGAGTTCTATAAAAACTCTCTATTAGATTCTTTTCTTCTCCGCAAGTTCTACATATTCGATTAGACAGCAATAAATGTCCTAACTTTATTTGCTTGTCTATTTCCATCAGGATAAGTATTCCCACATATATGATTTATCACCATACTCATCTGCTTTAAACCATCTATCTCCATCATCATCAACAAAACTTTGATCTCCCAGTCCATCATCCATAAAACCAAATGGAGCCATATCTTGTTCGATTTGGTTTTTCTGTTCCTCATATAATCTTTTTCTCACATCTTGATCTGTAAGCTCTTTAAAGTAATCCTGTGCTACTAACCATGCATAGATTACAAGACACATAGCAAGGTCATCATTACACCCTTCTTCTGCCTCAAAGGAGTTTGCTTTCTGAATAAAAGTTGTAAGTTCATTTAAGATATCGTAGTCAGTAAAAAGAAGTTTGTTTTCTTCTATCAAAGTTTTTAGGTTAAGAGATCCAACCTTTTTAACTGTCTTAGACATCTTGAGTCCAAGTTGAGTTTTCTTACCTGAGAATCCCTGACCAACGATTTGTCCTGCTCTCCCTCGCATTGAACACATCAGGAGATTTTTATATTCTAAATCAAAGTTTAATATAGATGCTACCTGATCTCCTACATCATTTACTTCGCATAAAACAAATGCATCATTATATTTTGTTCCTACATCTTGTATAATGCTAGGAAAAAGCATCGGTTTGATTTCATTGTTTCTATATTTTGCTACTACCGCATGAGGAAACTCTGTAATATCTACAACTATGAAAGCCGAATAATCTTTTGATACACCTCTTGCTACGTCAACCGTGATTACATAATCATGACCTTGTATAGGATCTACAAAAACATCTAACCCACCACTTGATAGAGAGGGTTGTTCGTAAATAAGAGTTCTTAATTTACTTGGTGCAATCAGAGTATCGACAGATCCTAAAAACTCACACTCAAACTCAATTTTGAACTGTTGTTCAGATGTGTTTGCAATAGTTTGTCTCTTCCATTCAGAGTCCCTACCAGGAACTTCTGACCAATGCACATCAGTTGGAACATATTCATTCTTCCCTTTTTCTGCATCGTGCCAATATCTATAAAAATGATTCATCCCGTGAGGGGTTGAAACCATTATGACTTTCGTGCTTTTACCAGAAGTAATAGTAGGATAAACACTAGCAAAGAAAGACTCAGCGATGTGATTGGGAACAAAAGCAAATTCATCCAAGAATAGGATGTTAAAAGACATACCCCGAACAGCACTAGCAGAAGTCGAAGCTGCCAAGATTTTACTACCATTTTCTAACTCCAGTGATCCTTTGTTCCATGATATGATTCCTTGCTGCATCCACTTAGGTAGATTCTCATAGGCAGTTTGTAAACGACCCAGTAAGTCTCTGGCAGTTGCTGCTTTGTTAGCAAGAATACCAATATTCACATTGTCATTAAAGACAGCGTAATGTAATAAGTAAGATACAGACGTAGTAGACTTACCTGTTTGACGAGGCATCTTACAGATATTGAATCTATTAGCATGGAAGTTATTGATTAATTTTTCTTGAAAATCATATGGTTTAAAAGGCACAAGACCCTCATCAAGAGAAACAATCTTTACATACTGTTTTGCAAAATAAACAGGATCATTCTTACAAGCCATAAACTCAAGAATTTGTTCTTGAGTAAATTCTTGTCTAACATTAGCCTTTTTTAAAAGGGGATTACCTAGATAAACATCATCTGCCATAATAACCTCCTACATCATTTCATATTTGCCAAATTTTTTGTCATGATCTCTAGTTTTTTGTTGTAATTGTAATATTTTTTCTAAATTTTCTACTTTCTTTTTTAACTGTTTAGTTTCTTCCTCCTGTCTGGAGGAGAGGTTCTCCTGGTTCATAATTGGAAACTTGGTAAGACCAGAGTTGAGCACCTGGATACACTTTTCTCACTTGATCCAGCACTTCTCTGCGTGAAGGGCGTTTGATTTGAGGGAAAAACATTTTTATCATGTAACCTTTTCCTCTCCAACCAACATATACATCTATTATATTTCCTGTTCTTCT